ATGCGCCGGATAATAGGGATGCTCGACGAAGAAAGCCCCGAAGGGCAGGGCGTAATAATAAATAGGTGTCGCCCCCATAGTAAGACGGACGTGCTAAAAGCGCTAGATGCCCTAGAAGATAAGGGCATCATCAAAAGCGAAGAAGGCGCGAGAAAAAGTTTGAAATATACTTTACAAGTAGGCTAAGAAGCCCTATTATGCTCGAGCAAGTAGAGAAAAGAGGAGAAAAAACCATGTCTATACTTGAAAAAATCGGCAAACCTGCCGATAGGCCAATCATAGCCACAATCTTGGGTGACGCTGGGGTCGGTAAGACTTCACTAGCCTGCACATTCCCCAGCCCCATTGTTGTCCGTGCGGAAGATGGCCTCCAAGCTATCACGTCTGATAACCGGCCCGATGCCTTCCCATTGGTGCAAACCGCCGATGATTTATGGGAGCAGCTTTCAGGGCTTATATCGGAAGAACACGAATACAAAACGCTAATCATTGATTCGGTCACCGCGTTAGAGCGCTTATTCATCCAGCACGTCATGGATTCCGATCCTAAGAAGCCTCGGAGTATCAATCAAGCGCTAGGCGGATATGGTGCGGGCCTTTCTGCAGTCGCCACCATGCATCAACGGGTCCGCAAGGCTTGCGGCATGTTAAATGAGCGCAAGGGTATGCACATCGTGTTTATCGCCCACGCTGATACCGAAACCATCGAACTGCCAGATAGCGACCCATAGACGCGCTACAGCCTGAGACTTGGCAAAAAAAGCCAAGCGCCATATACCGACGATGCGGATGTAGTCGGCTTCCTGCGCTTGAAAATGTTCACTACCGGCGATGGCGACCGCAAAAAAGCGGTAAGCGATGGTAGCCGCGTGATGGACTGCGAAGCGAGTGCGAGTAGCGTTTCAAAAAACCGCTTTGGCTTAACAGAATCTTTGCCCGTGGCACAAGGTGAAAATCCTTTCACTGGCCACATTTCAACACTTTAACAGGAGAAGTAATCATGTCATTTTGGAATCTATCAGACGATACAGAAAAACTGGACACTAGCGGTTCTTTTGAATCCGGCGGCGGCTCATTCGACCCAATCCCTGAAGGCACTCAGGTCATTGCTATGGCCTCGGAAGCCAAGTGGGATAGCTACGAAGGCGATGAGTACATCAGCCTACGCTGGGATGTTATCGACGGTGAGCACAAGGGCCGGATTGTTTTCCAGAAAATCCGCGTCAAAGATGACGATAGCAAAAAACGTGATAAGGCTATCCGCATGCTTGCCGCTATTGACTCAAACGCTGGCGGTGCTTTAATGAAGTTAGGGACTGAGCCCAACGATATGGACTTGGCCAATAGCCTGACAAACAAGCCCATGGCATTAAAGCTAGGGGTTTGGGAGTTTAACGACAAGAAAGGCAACTGGGTCATGGCTGTATCGCCAACATCGGGCGTGAAAGCTCCGGAAGCGGCACCCGTTACCGGCACTAACGGCGAAAAAATACCGTTTTAATAATTCTCCTGTTTGCCCGCCCACCCCCAAGGGCGGGCTTTTTTTGAGGTCAAAACAATGGAAGAACAACGAAGCAAAGAATGGTTCGCCAAGCGTAGGGGCCGGATCACTGGCAGCGCCATCGGCGCAATACTAGGGCACTCACCGTTCGATAAACCGCGCGACGTTATGCGCCGGATGGTTAGAAACTGCCACGGCGCACCGAGTGAATTCGAGGGCAATGCGGCGACACAGTACGGGCAATTCCACGAGGAATACGCTATTGCTGACTTTGAGTTGGCAACAGGACTGAAGGTTGCCGAGACAGGCTTTCATATCCACCCTGATATACCCTGGCTGGGCGCAAGCCCTGACGGGTTTGTCAAAGATGGCGGGGCGGTCATCGAAGTTAAGTGTCCATTCTCAAAGCGCAATGAAAAAACGCCAATATTCAAAAGCGCGAAAGAACAGCCGCACTACTACGCACAAATGCAATATGAAATGCTTTGTACTGGCACCCGCGAGTGCTATTTCTGGCAGTGGGCGCAAGGCGGATCAATGATTGAAACTATTGCATTTGATCAATCCTATATCGACGAAACACTCCCTAAGCTAGAAGCCTTTTATAATGATTACTTGGATCAGCGTGAAAACAACTACGAAGTACACCTTGAGGATAAGGTCTACGAAATCCCAGAAGCGCTCTGCGCCGATGAGTACCGGTTAGCAGTGGAAGAAGTCGAAGCCGCGAAAGAAAAGCTGGAACGCGCCAGGGCAGCATTGATTAAAATGGCCGATGGTAGGCGGGCAAAAATTGGCGGGCTGTCAGTTTTTGAGACCGTCAAGAAAGGCTCTGTTAGTTATAGCAAGGTGGTAAAAGAGCACTGCCCGGACGTTGATCTTGAGCCATATCGCGGAAAAGAATCACGCTACTGGACCATTAAATAATGTTGCGTGATTACCAGCAGCGATGTTTCGACGAAGCAAAGGCATGGCTTGAGAATAGCCTTGAGTCATGCCTTATCGAAGCGGCAACCGGCGCGGGTAAAAGCCATATCATCGCCGCGCTTGCGGATTGGCTTGATGGTAAGACGGATAAAAAAATCCTGTGCCTCGCGCCATCAAAAGAATTGATCGAGCAGAATCATAAAAAGTTTTTAGCGACCGGGAACCCCGCCAGCATTTACAGCGCGAGCATATCAAAAAGCTTGCGCCACTCGGTTGTTTTTGCATCGCCTAAGACGGTGCATAACTCTATTGATTTTTTTAAGGGCAAGTTTGCGGCGGTCATCATCGATGAAGCCCACGGCATAACGCCAACGATTAAAGATGTGGTGGCGCACCTAAAGGCTGATCATAAAAGCCTGCGCGTTATTGGATTGACCGCCACACCTTATCGGTTAGGCACGGGCTATATCTATGAATATGACCAGTGCGGCGACCCGGTGCCGGAGCACGAAGGGCGCAACCAATATTTCAACCGCTTATTGTGTCGTGTAACTGCGCGCGAGTTAATCGACCAAGGGTATTTAACGCCACCGACTACAGCATCGCATGAGGCCGCCAGCTATGATACCAGCGGCCTTGAAGTAAACAGCATGGGTAAGTTTACGGCGGCGAGTGTTGAACAGGCATTTGAAGGGCATGGCCGGAAAACCTCAAAAATTGTTTCTGAAATAGTTAGCGTCTGCCAAAACAGAAAGGGCGTTATTATTTTTGCTGCCAGTATTGCCCATGCCGCCGAGGTGTTAGCGAGTTTGCCGCCGGGCATAAGTGCGAGCATAAGCGGCGGGACTAGCAAGCGGGAGCGCGAGAGAATAATAAGCCGCTTCAAACAAAAACAGATTAAATACTTAGTGAATGTGGCAGTGCTAACAACCGGGTTTGATGCGCCGCACGTTGATGTTGTTTGTTTATTGCGGGCCACGGAGTCGGTCGGATTATTGCAGCAAATGATCGGGCGCGGGCTGCGGATAGATGATGGAAAGAAAGATTGCTTGGTCTTAGATTATGCAGAAAATATAGAGCGGCACTGCCCGGACGGTGATATTTTTAACCCAAAAATCAGAGCACTTCCTAAAAAAGAAGGTGAGCTGATAATTCATGCTAACTGCCCGTATTGCGGGACCAAAAATGAATTTAGCGGGCGACCAAACCCTGATGAGTTCGCAATAAGTAAAGACGGATATTTTATGGACTTATTGGGCGAGAAGATGGAAACGCCAGCGCACTTCGGGCGCAGGTGTTTAGGCCAGACGATTGTTTCAGGTGAGTCGGTGCGTTGCAGTTACCGATGGAACGGCAAAGAGTGTCCCGAGTGTGGTCACCACAATGACATTGCCGCCCGTTTTTGCGAGCAATGCAAAGAAGAACTCGTTGACCCGAATGAAAAATTGCGGCTAGAGTTTGCCAAAATAAAAAGTGATCCGTATTCATTATCAACCGATGAAGTGCTGAGTTGGAACTGTAGCAAACACATAAGCGCGGCAGGCAATGAAACGCTTCGGATTGATTATGTAACGGAGTGCCGTCGGTTTTCGACCTGGTACTTACCGCGCAAGCAAAGAGATTGGTCGAACCTGTGCGCGGAAGTTTTTGGTAAAACCGCGCCGGACGTTGACACGTTTTTACAGTATTGCAATAGCCACGGTCGTATGCCGCGCACGGTGACGGTTAAACGCGATAAGGGCAGTAAGTTTTATTCAATTTATGATTATGGGAGGAAGGCAGATGTCATGCCCAAGTGAGAGCGTCGAGCAAATCACATTTGTCAACTGGTTCCGGCGCACTTATCCCGATGTGCTTATCTTTGCCATACCGAATGGCGGCCTGCGGCACAAAACGGTCGCGCAGAAGCTAAAAATGGAAGGCGTGGTATCTGGTGTGCCTGATCTGTTTGTGCCGGAATGGATGCTCTGGATTGAAATGAAGCGCGAGAAGGGCGGCACGGTAAGCGATAAGCAGAAGGCAGTTATGTTGCAATTAGAGCTGGCCGGTTATAAGTGCAGCGTATGCAAGGGTCATAAGGAGGCGATAGAGCTATGCACCCGCATGATAAGCGCTGGACACTAAACCAGCTAGCCAAACTGCCCGCTAGCAGCCGGGAGTACGCCAGAGAGGCCCATTCTGTGGCCTATAAAGAGCCGAAGGCTAGCAAACACGCGGCTGCGGGAATATGTCGAAAAAGTGCAAAAACAGCTTTACAAGTAGGGCATTATGCCCTTAATATATCCGTATTGACTAATTAAACGGAGACACCGACATGAACAATTTAGAGCAAGCGCAACGCACCCACGACAACCTACAGCCTGAAATGGCGGACGCTTTTATTGATTCCGAGCGCGGCCAACAATGGCTGACGGAAGCAATTACAAACCTAAAAGAAGGCGGCAATGAGTCCTTTAGATATAAGGGTAATCTGTATTGCGTAACCTTCGAGAATGTATGGGAGGAAGTCGGCGGCATGATTGGCTTTGTTGCATTCGCAGATTTGCCTAAAGAGTTTGACCGTATAGCTGGCGAGAAACTTGAGGAAATCTCAGTCGCTCGTGGTAAATATGAACGCGAAGAAAATCAAAAGGATAGCTACTAATGAGAATGGCGACACGGATTAAAGGCGGCGGATTAAAGCCGCTGCTTAAATTAAAGCGAATCCAAGCCGAGAGGGCCGCTCGCACCGAAATGCTACTTTTTTGGCATAGGTCAAAGCATGAATACTACAAATAAAAAAGGTGATGTAGATATGAATAAGACAGAGATATTCGACTCAATAGAAGAATTTTGCAAGCGTGAAGATAAAAAAGTGAACGGCGTATCTAAAGAGTTTGCAAAAAAGTACAACAACTACCAAGAGATGAATGGTTCCAATGAGGGCTGTTGGAATTGCAGTTATTGCAGTGATTGCAGGAATTGCAGTTATTGCAGTGATTGCAGGAATTGCAGTGATTGCAGGAATTGCAGTGATTGCAGGAATTGCAGCAAATACAAAACCAACCCACAAAAATATGT